TATGGCATATAAACAAAACAATCCATTAAGTAGAACATCGAGTTCTCCTTTATTTAGAAAACAAGGGGTTTCTCCTATTAATAATAGAAGATTAGATCCTGATGCTAAAAAAATAGCATATCCAAAAACAGGTCCAAGTAGAAAATCAAGTTCTCCTTTAAATACTTATCCAACAACAGGAACTTTTGCAGGAAGTATAGAAGCAGCTGAAAAAGAACATGCTCCTGGACCAAATGAAGAATATGTAGATATCAGTGAGAAAGGTGATGAATCCATACTTGATCTGCAGACTAGACTAGGTGATACTTCTAGTTTTGGATCTAGTCTTGTTGACGGTGCGTATCAAGGCCCTGGTGGAGGAGAAGGATATCTTGACACAAACCGGAATAGGATTGTAAAACACCCACTTGGCGTAGCAGGTACTGCAAGGGGTACTGACGTAAGCAATAGCGGCAGAGATTATTGGACAGGCATAACACAGAAAGCACTACAGCCTACGTGGGATGAGAGACCTAAGCCATATATGATGCCAGTGGGAGACGCTCATTATAGTATCCATGATGGCTCACGCTATCCTGGGTTAGGCCGCATACAGACAGATATATATTCAAATATTGACCCTAATGCTAAATGGAGTAGTTTCCCATCCATCAATCCTTGGACTGGATCGGCAACCCATCCAAAAGCTGGTGAATCCACGATGGGAATTAAAAATCAACAGGGTTTTGCAAGCAATTATTATAAGGGTTCTAACCTAGGTAAAAACACACCTTGGCAATATGCTAGTGAACGTTTTGGGGATAATAATGGAGGTAATTTGGTGCAAGAGGGTATGACAGCTTATGGAGCAAACAGCCCAGCTGTTTATCCATTTTTTAGTAATGAAAGGGGCCAGAATTCTTCAATAAATCAGACTGAAAAGCAGAGAGGGCAAGACAATATATTAACTAAAAATTTCTCAGATTTTAATAGAGAAGTAAAGAATCTACAAAATTTTGAAGATGCATATAGTACTTATATAAATAAAAATACAATGGATCCTAATAAATTATATAGTTATGATCAAAAAGATCCAAGAATTAATTTCGATTTTAGTGAAAGATTTAAAACAGAATTACCTCAAATTTTAGCAGGCGGTGAACCTGTTGGGTACGCTACGCTAGGAAGAGAATGGGCTCAACCTGAGTTATATGATAAAGAGAATAGTATGTTTAAAGATGCTTTAACTTCGTCTAGATTTACAGGAGGAGGAGTAGATGCGGATACAGGAGCGATGCTGAATAGAGATATAGATAACCCAGTAGATATAATGACTAAGATGGTAAATAACGGTGAAATGACTTTTGCGCAAGCACAGGAATATTTAAGTGCTTTAAGAAACAACACGTTTAGTGGAAAATTCTAAATAGATGTCAAAAAAGAAGTTTAAAGACACTACAGTTGGACAATTATTGTTTGGAGCAGCTTCTGTTATTAATCCTACATTAGGGAATATACTACAAGGAGTTACATCACCTAAAGACGCTATAGCAGCAATTACTAAATCGGATGTTTCTTTAGATGATAAAATTAAATTACAACAATTAATATACGAACAACAGAATAAAGAAATAGAGTCTATTACTTCAAGATGGAAGGCGGATTCTATGTCTGATTCATGGATGTCAAAAAACGTACGTCCACTAGTGTTGGTATGGTGTATTGTTGTATTTTCTTTTGCAGGTATACTTGATAGTGTAGAAAGCATCCCATTTCATATAAATAGTACATGGAATGATACTTTTGAGAAAGTAATGATGGCTGTAGTATTAGCCTACTTTGGTGGACGCACAACTGAAAAGGCGACAAGTATGTTTAAAAAGTAAAAATGCTTAAAAATAAGTGATTATATTTAAGTATAATTAAATTAAATTAAATAAAATGAAAAAAATACTTTTAAGTATAGTTATATTATTTACTATAACTACACATTCACAAGATCTAGGGGAAAGAATATCCGGTATATGGTCAAGTGATAGAACAGATTATTATGTAATTATTTTATATAATGAAAATAAGGATTTTGAATTTATAAATTTTTCATTAAAGCACGGTAAATCTATAAAAGAAACTGTAATTGAAAAAAACTCAAAATTTGTAAAAACAAAACTTTCTTATAAACCAGAAATGAATTGGGAAGTTTTTATAACTTATACTTTACAGGGAAATAGTATATACTGTAAATTTGAAGGTAGTCTTAATGAGATTACACGTTATGATAGATATACTTTACACAAAACAATTAATAATTAAATCAAATAAAATGAAAGAAGAAACTAAAAAAATTACAGAAGAAGAACTAACTAATATTTATAATGTACAGAATGCATTAAATCAAGCAGTTAGTCAAATTGGGATGTTAGAAACTGAAAAACACGCGGTATTACACCAAGTAGCGGGATTAAATCAAGATCAAGAAAAAATTAAAAAAGAATTAGAAGATAAGTATGGTTCTATTAATATTGATTTAAAAGATGGATCTTACACGGTAATAGAAGACGAAGTAGTAGAAGAAAAATAAAATGAATAATGTAATACGTAAGATCAGTATAGGTGCTGATTATAAAAATGACGCCATGCATTATTCTGTAGGACAACAAGTTTACGGAGGGCATGAAATATCTCATATATTATATAATGAAGAAGATAGATCTTACAATATTCATATAAAGAAAAACAATGAGGTATTACCTTGGAAGAAATTTAATTCTCACATGGCAATATCTATTGAATATGATTTAGAATACTAATGAAAAGTTTATATGATTTTATTATTAAACCTTTAGGAGAAAGATATAATAATAAAAAACAAATTGGAGATACCGAATTAATTTTAAACAATAAAATTGAAACTTGGAAATTTATAAATAAATTTGCAACTGTAGTAGAAGTTCCATTAAATATTAAAACACCTATAAAAGTAGGTGATATAGTAGCCGTTCATCATAATATATTTAGAAGATTTTATGATATAAGAGGAAATGCTAAAAATAGTAGAAGTTATTTTAAAGATAATCTATATTTTGCCTCTTTAGATCAGGTGTATCTTTATAAAAGAAAGGATAAATGGATATCATTTGAAGATAGATGTTTTGTAAAACCTATTAAAAATGAAAACTCTCTAACTAAAGATAAAGAAGTTTATTGTACTGGTATACTAAAAATAGGTAACGATCGTTTAGAAGCACTTAAAATCAACCCAGGAGACAAGGTAGGGTTTAAACCCTTAAGAGAATGGGAGTTTTATATTGATGAGGAACGATTATATTGTATGAAATCAAATGATATTATTATAAAGTATGAACACAAAGGAAACGAAGAAGAATATAATCCAAGCTGGGCGTGTAGCAGTTAAAGAGTTAATTAAAGTTGCTAAAGAACCAATTATAGATTTTGGACCTGACATTTCCGCAGATAGATTAAAAAATGCTGCAGCTACTAAAAAATTAGCTATATTTGATGCTTTTGAAATATTAAATAGAATAGAAGAAGAAAAGAATCTATTAGAAGATAAACCTAAAGTAGAAGAAAAAAAAGAAAAATCTTTTAAAGGGTTTGCAGAAGGGAGGTCTAAATAATGTATAAGCAAGAATTATATAAAATTTTACCTGACTATGTTAAGACTAAGGTTCTTAAAAGAAATAATAGGTATAAAAAATGGGAGTATGGTTATAACGAGGAACACGATTTCGTAGTAATCAGTAAATCTGGAATGATTGGAGATGTATATGAAATACAAGGTTTAAAAATAGCACTCCCTAAAATGCCTAAAGAAATAAAAAAATTTGAAACAGGAAGATGGACGAGAACTCCATTACCTAAAGTTTTAAGTAAAATTAAAAGCGTATTTGAATGGGATAAATATCCTGAAGATTTTAAAGAAAAATGGTACGATTTTATTGATGCAGAGTTTATTAAACGTGAAGAAGGTTTTTGGTTTTATAATCAAAGTAAACCTATTTACTTAACAGGTACTCATTATATGTACCTACAATGGAGTAAGATTGATGTTGGACCACCAGATTTTAGAGAAGCTAATAGATTATTCTTTATATTTTGGGAAGCATGTAAGGCAGATGATAGGTGTTATGGAATGTGTTATTTAAAAAATAGACGTTCTGGATTCTCTTTTATGGCCTCAGGTGAGGTTGTTAATCTAGCTACAATCTCAAGTGATTCACGATATGGAATATTATCTAAAACTGGACCAGATGCTAAAACTATGTTTACTGACAAGGTTGTACCTATATCAGTAAATTATCCATTCTTTTTTAAACCTATTCAAGATGGTATGGATAGACCTAAAACAGAATTAGCATATAGAGTACCAGCTTCTAAATTTACTAGAAGAAAGATTATAACAGGCGAAGTAGCCGCTGAATTACAGGGATTAGATACTACTATAGACTGGAAAAATACCGGAGATAATAGTTATGATGGTGAAAAATTAAAATTACTAGTTCATGATGAAAGTGGTAAATGGGAGAGACCTAATAATATTTTAAATAATTGGAGGGTTACTAAAACTTGTTTACGATTAGGATCTAGAATTATTGGTAAATGCATGATGGGTAGTACTTCAAACGCATTAGATAAAGGTGGTAATAATTTTAAAAAATTATATGAAAGCTCAGATGTTACAAAAAGAAACGCCAACGGACAGACTCGCTCAGGATTATATAGTTTGTTCATACCTATGGAATGGAACTACGAAGGATACATTAATGCTCATGGCATACCTGTATTCGAAACACCCAAAAGTCCCGATGAAGATCCCCATGGACAAAAAATTAGAATTGGAGTTTTAGATTATTGGAAAAATGAAGTAGATGGTTTAAGTGATGATCAAGATGCTTTAAACGAATTTTATAGACAGTTTCCAAGAACTACTAAACATGCTTTTAGAGATGAATCGAAAAACTCTTTATTTAATTTAACTAAAATATATCAACAAATTGATTGGAATGCTGATATTAAACATAGTCACGTTATTACTCAAGGTTCGTTCCAATGGACAGGAGGAATAAAAGATACAGAAGTAATATTTGTGCCAAATAAAAGTGGTAGATTTTTTGTTTCTTGGGTTCCACCTCAAAGATTACAAAATAATGTAATAAAAAAATT